ATCGTCCAGAGCAGGATGGAGGTCAGTTCGGCCATGTCAGCACCGGCAGCTCAGCGATGAGTTCTTCCATGGTGGGCATCGGACGGGTACCGCCTTCAACTGCAGCCAGGATCTCGTAGCACTTGGCCCACGTGGCGTCACGAGCTTCAACCGCGTACTGGCCCTCGGCCTTAAACTTCGGTACGGCGCTGGTCGCATAGGTCGCGGCGCTCAGGATGCCGTCGTAGTTCCGAGTGCGGGCGAAGTCATCGAGGTGCTTTTGCACGCCAGCCGTATATTGAGCAATGATTTGCTCAGGAGTGGAAGGCGGCGGGTCTTTCAGGACAGGCTTGCCGTTTTTGTCGGCAGAGATGATCTTGCCATTCGATTGACCTTCGAGCAGGGCTTGATGCTCCTCGGTCGTGATTTCGACTGCATCGGCAGGGATGTTGTCACCGTGAATGGCGGCATCGTAGAATCCGTTTGTGGATTTTGCGTAGAACATTGTGATTTCTCCTTAATAGCCGACCGCGATCCAATAAAATGTGCAAGCGACATTACAAGCGATAGTGAATGTGGACGCCGAAGTCGGACGACCCCCTAAGATATTGTTTGCTGTCAAAGTAGGACCTCCCCCTACATCCTGAATTGCCGTCAATGATCTAAAAAAAGACGGAAAAGCGATCGGCAAAGTAAACGTTTGGCCCGATGCAGTTAATGACGAAACCCCCCATTGAATTATCAGACCTCCTGGTAATTTCTGGTAACCTGATGCGGCCAAAGATTGATTGGCTCCTTGTAAAGCTTCTTTTAATCGCAGCGGAGTGATAGCTTTGGTGTTGTCGGTCTGCGCCTGTGCCTCTGCTGTCGACGCGACTGTCAATCCAGTCGCGTATGGGTTTTGCAACACCCACTTGTCAAGCACCGTGTCGAAATTCAACTCCAACCAGTGACCGGCACCAGCAATGTCACCAGCAACCAGCGCAAGGTTGCTGCCCTTGACGATGGTTTTGGCGGTCAGGCCATCAGGAGCGAAGGTCGGGGTTGTCGCGGTGTTGGCAGAACCTGCCCGCACTATGACCGTAGTGCCGTTGGTCAGCGACACGTTCGGCGTGAAGTCAGCCGTGATAGCATCCGCCGTACCACCAGCGACTGCGGTCGGGATGCCAAGCGATCGCACGACAGCCTCCATGTAGGCGGCGATATCCTGGGGTGTAAGCCCATCAGTGATGTCGTTCGCTTGGTTGTCAGCAAGGAACTCAGCCACACCTGCCGAGATGAGCGATGCTTGGCGTAGTGCCTTATTCACCAGCTTGCTGCGAGCCACACCTGGCTGGTTGCCGATGGGTCGTTGGGAGTCGGCAAGATACTCTGCTTGGGTCAGCAGGTTCGTGCCGGTGTCGGTTTCTGCGAACTGCAGAATCTCATTGGTTGCCATTCATTTCTCCTTAAGCAGGTATCAGTTCAGTTGCCCATTGACCGGAATCCCATCCAGCAAGAGCAGCGTTTGGTGTCACATCCCATGCCATCAGTGTGCCATCTGAAGGCACGACAGCATAGTAGTTGATCTTCACGCCCTCGGGCTTGAGTGGAATGTAGCCATTGACCAGCAGAGCCTGCTCAATGGTGTCAAGTCGTTGACCGGCGATGGCAACAGCCATGCTCATGTCTTGATTGTCTTGGATGAGCAAGATGCTCTCAGCACCAAACGCACTCACCCAAATGTCGTAGGCCTGCGGGATTGACCCGTCCCAGTTGTTTGCTGCGATCTTGGCCTTCAGTAGCGTCCGATATGCGTCATCAGGCAAGTCTACAATGCCAGAATCAGGGTCAAACTCGCCCTTCCAAGAACCGGCCTCCCAACCCTCGGATAGCAAGCCTTCCCACGTGAAATAGATGCCCGTCAAAGGCGTATCAATGCGGCGTGAGCGACCAATCCAAACGCCAACAGCATCCAGCTGTACGCCGGTCGCAGTGTCAATGTCAAAGTCTGCTGGGAGGCCATTTAAAACGTCCTGAATCTTGGCAAAGGGCGAAACCCCAGCCGTGATAGTGGCCTCAAACTTGGGCTTGTCACGATGCTCGCTCGTGATGAGATTCAGGTAGGTCTCGATGGTCATAGGACAATCACCGTCACATCAACTGCAGGATCGCATTCGGCAACTTCATCAAAGTCTAGCGTCAGGTTGCTCGTGCCAAAAGAGCCTGCGTTTTTCTTGATTCGGATGAGCGAAATGTCAAACGTTGCACCAGCAGGGTTGCCAGGAAGGTTTGCCGGAACGTACAACTTGGTGATGAGCACATCATCACCAATTTCAAGAGCCTGAATGGATGCAGCCACGGCAGCAGCAATCTGATCTGCAAAGCCTGTCGTGTAGCCAGTCAATGGCGTGATCGTCACCTCAATCCCAATGGTCGCAGGCGTTGGACGGAAAAAGTTAATCAGGTTGGGCAGCCCATACTCGTCATAAGTCGTGACGGTTGTCGTGCCATACGTGCCTGTGCCTGGTGTTTTCTTGTTGGCGATGGCCTCACCAATCGCCTGAGAATCGCCACCCTCGACCACGATCGCAATCGAATGTGCAGGAATGCCATCTGCGTCTGTGCTGTTGCTGTCGTTCTCGTACCCACGGAATCTGGTCACGCCAGCGATCGATGCGACAGCACCAATCGTTCCATCGAGCACCGAGAGTGATGGCAGTGCGGTCGAAAATGTCTGGCGACGACGAAGCTCTGCATCAGTCTCGACAGGGTCGCCAACGATGGCTGCGGCAACGTTGTTCACCGTCTGCCAACCAAGGGTCGGGGTTGCGATCTTGTTGATGGTGCTCGGCGCAGCCGTGATCGCACCAACATCCAAGGCAGTCGCGGTCACGACGATGGAGCCACCTGTGGGGATGGTGACGGAGGCAGGGAGGTTCCACTTTTGCGAGAGCGTGTCCTCGGCTTGTCCGTTGACGATGACGGTTCCGGCTTGCCCAACGATGGTCAGGTCTGCGGTCGAATAGGTCGCTGAGCGGCGAAGAATGCCGTTGATCTTGACGTTGCGCGAGAGGGCATCGGCCTGCGCGGTCAATGGCGAAAAACTGTTGTAGACCTTGGCTGCCACCTGCATGGTGTCAAAGATCGCCAAGGCCTGAATCGCAAGCCACTGCCCGTCCTGAGAATCAGGGTCGAGGTAGGTGTCTGCCCCGTAGATGTTCTTGTACTCGTCCGTCAAATATTGAAGGACGGTCGGATAGTCTGGGTAATGAAACCCAGTTGCATCGACATAAACCAAATCTGCAATCGCCATCAAAGGACTCCCGTGACTGTGGTTGGCCCGAATGCCGTGTCAATCGTTGCCTGAATCGTGACTTTTCGATTGTCGGGGTCAAACTGCAAATCAAACTCGGCAATGCCCGTCACGTTTTCTGTTTCCAAAATACGCTGACGAATTGCTGGTTCGATGGTCTGAGAGGTATATTTCCCGAGGGCAGCCTGCACATATGGCGTGCCATCCACCTGGTCGAGAAACCACTCACCAAACCACAGATTCAGGCGGGTCACCACGGCCTGGGCCACGGTTTCAGGCGTGTTTCGCAAAAAGTCGGCCTGCTGACTACCAAAAGTCATGTCTCCAGTATCAGAAAGTCGACGATATCTCATGGCTGTATTGTCTCACTCAATTGGTCGGGCCACCAGATGTGCCGCCACCAGTTTGCACTCCAGTGTGCTTGTGCGTGCCAAAGGTCACGCCACCGATAGTCATGCTGCCACCTGATTGTGTCATTTGCCCATTCAGATTCATTGTGCCGGTCAAATTAATCACCGGCGCGGTCAAATTGATTTCTGACGCTCCTGTGATATTCGCTTTGCCATCTGGCGTGATCTCGACCAATGTGTCTCCAGCATAGTTGCGAAGCTGCACATTGGTTGAACTGACGTTTGACAGCTTCTTGGGCTGACTGGTCGGCGCGAGGATTGCAAATCCGTCCGACAAATCGTGCATGCGTGCCTCTGCTGGTGCACCAATCCCGCCAGACTGCCACCAAGAGTCGATGCAACGGCACGAAAACACGACCAGCACCTCATCGCCAGCAGCCACGGGGAATGTCAAAGCAAACCCGCCTGCCTTGGGCCATACCAGAGGAACATCGACAAGCACCGGCAAGTTGACCAGGCGCACATTGCCAGCAGGGTCAGCAACAGAGCCTTGGATGGTCGGCTGCACGCTGACGGTTTGTGCGGTCAGGTTGACGGACACGACCGAGGCAGGCAGCGCAGTCCACAACTGGCTGGCGTAGCTCTCCAGGGCCATCCGCAGGGATTCTTCTGGGTCATCAAGGCGTTCGCGGCGATCCATTATGTTTTCTTCACTTGTTTGTCGGGTGGCTGGGTTGCGTCAATGTCCAGGCAGACCAAATCGGAGTACCAATCATTGCCCCTGGTGTCACCAGAGTGCTCAACAACGAGCAGCCGGTAAAAACCATCGGCGGCAATGTCGGCAGGCTTGTTGGCCTGGGCATCTTTGGAGGTGTCTGCAAGTTTTGCTTGGGCCACGTCCTTTTCGTTGATCTTGACCTTGCCGCCGATCTTGAGCATCGGATTGAGCAGGCATCGAGCCTTGATGCCATCATTGGTCTGCTCAGGCGTTCCGACCAAACCTGTCTTGCTGTTGAGCACCACGGCCTGGTTGGGCAGCACGCCAGTGTTCGGCACAAACTGCAGCTTCCCGTCTTGAATCGACCAAGAGGTGTCCGAGGCTTCGGCAGACTGACGCATGTAGTCCCTGGACATGCCGTACATGACCTTGCCTCGAGCCAGTTTGGTGTCGCCCGTCTCTCCGATGTAACCAGGCTTCACGCCACGGTCAGACATGGGGCTGGCAGCAGCATTGATCTGGTCACGTTGCGATGCGCCAGCAGCCAAGGTGGTGTTGACCACAGCATAGTTGTAGGCATCGTCGCCATCGCCTGCAGCAATATCGATATAGGTG